AAGTTGCAAAACAGTTCCTTGATTCTTTGGAAGATGACACATTTGCTGGTGTTAAATATGGAGGAATCTCACAAGAAATTAAGAATCTTTTATATCTAAGTGTCAGATCGCTCATAATTTTGGGAGGTGAGGAATCTCTTAAATCTTATGCAGGATTTGGAGGGGAAGGAACACAGCTGACTGTTCCAATGAAAACCACTTTGGATTTGATAATTACAAAAATCAAAGAAGAGCAAGCAAAACAAGTTATCTTTCTACCAGGGGATGAAGTTGATTCAGGATTGGCTACCTCATACCAATCAAAATTTAAGAAGTTTTCAAGATTTCTTAAACTAGATTCAACCAAACCTCCAGGTGATGATGATGATGATGATGATGATTCAAGACCCGGACCATCTGCACCCTATATTCCCTTCCAGGGGGATGAAGTGGATGAACCTGAGCCAACTCCCTTAGATCCAGCTCCCGATGATTTGCAAGGTTCAATGACATCAAAAGCCGGATCCAAGAGAGCTGCATCAGTGGATACGACAGGAACTCCAAGAAAAGGACGTCGTACCCTCAGGTCAACAGCAGCTGCACCAGATGTACAAGAATCAACACCAACTACATCTGGAATAGATTTCACTGGTCTTCAAAAAATCTACCAAACATATTCTCAACAACCATTGACTGAAAGACAACGTACACTTTACAAGAATACAATGTCCTTCAAGTTTGGGGATGATGAACAACTTACTTGGTTGGAGACTAAAGAATCAAGTGCAATTTATGAGAGTCTCACACGTGACTACATATACACACAATCCCAAACAGGAACAATGATAAACATCAAAATTACTTCACTTCGGAAGTCGTCAGCCACAGCTGAAGCAACTTTGGATCCTTCAGCATTAATTGAAGTCATCTACCGCATTCCAGCTCTTCAGGGTCTTCCATACCATGTAGTGATCAAAGTTTTACTAGTATACTTGTATGTTCTTGGAAGGAGCTCAGAGGGAGAATGGAAGTTTCCTTTTGACACACAACTCATCACATCAGAAACCCAGGACTTCCTAAACGATCACATGAAATTGTCTGTTGATTTTGTTGCAATGATGACTGTAATTCATAATCTTTGTTCTGTTGCCAAGTCACCTCCATCTTTTATTATTGAGTTGAAGTAAAACATTGTAATACTACAACTCACTTGATCTACCCAAAATATTAATGTTTAAAACTCACTATGATGGAGCAATTCAGGGGATTATTTGATGCAGTTGGAAATCCAACGTCAGACAATCCCTCAACCAGTACATCAAGTGAGAATATTGAAAGGGATACAGCACCAACACCTTTTCAACCAGATCTACATAAAATTCACGCAGTACTAATTAATTTAACAAACAAAGTAAATCAACTAGAAAATCACTTGAAAAGTATTGACACATCACTACAACAGTTGGTTCAAACATCAGTATTGTCTACACTGCCGCACCACTCCCAAGTTGTATTAAATCCAAGAAAAGGAACACAATCAACTCAAGGACCACAACCCAAAATAATGTAATGGCGCAATCAAAAAGTCCAAAACTTCCAAAGTTTAGTGGATTATTTGATCCAAAATTTGATATTGCTCTTAATCTTCGACCAGCATATCATTTTCGCCATAGACTCCGATCAGGAAACAAGGATCATTTAAATCTAACAGAAGTCAAAAGATTATTAGACCATCATACTCTAGATGACCTGAAAGCATGTAATATTTCAGTTAAATGCATTGGTCATTTGTTCCACATTTTCATGTCACAACCAACACCTTCTGAAAAAACAGAGTTACATGATTATGTACAGTTAGCAACAAAAGTTACAACAATTCAGGAAGAACACTACCTTAGTAACACATCCATGTCACTGAAGCAGGACATATTGAACCTTATTAAAGAAATGAATGATAATGTACCTCCAATTCCAAAGGAAGTTCAGTTCATGTTTCAAGCAGTACAAGAAATGGACAAAGTTCTAGAACTATTTCAGTATGTCAAAGAAGTGAATTATAAATCAAAAGATGAAACTCCCAATTTCATCACTCTGTATGGTGGTCGAGTCAGATTTACGTTATCAAGGTCAGTACTCATTCTAGAAATTGATGGTGAGCGATATCTCATAACCAAAGATCAGTTCTTAATGATGCATAATAAAACATTAGAATCATTTAATTCATTGTTCATTGGTTCTATGTTAACAGGAGTCTGCTGGAGTTCAAACTTTTATGACAGACAACTACAACTATTCAAATTAATGATTCAAAAGGTTATTCTTGATGAAAACATGGCATATGATCTTTTTAAGACATTTGATGGGATTGCTTCAGGGGTGATAATGAGGGACCATGATCACTTTGACAACCATAAACCGCTGGATGATCTAATTGAGTCACTTCAAGCATCTAAGGAACTATCAAAAGGCGAATGGAAAACTCTTAACAGAGTATTTACAGGTCCATCTCATGAGTCAATTGAATTATCAGGAATGGCAAAATTGTTAGGTCATCCAGATATTGACACTCCAGCCGGATTGAATAAACTAAGATCCAGAGTTATGAAAGAAAATCCGGTCACCCGTGAACGAGTTATTGAACTTCTAAGTGTTATGAAGTTCAATCTCTGTCAAACATTTTTTGACAGGCACAAAAGATGGCCATTGGTTGAACTTAACCACTCATGCCATAAGGGTTTGCAACATTGTATTTTACGAGGAAAGTGGATTAATGATCCATCAATTCGACACCAATTCGGAGAGTTGACATTCCATTTGTTTAAAGACATTGAGTTAACACAGTTAATTGATTTTGATGAAATTGAATCACAATTCTTGTATTTGAAGGACACAGCACTTGCCCCTCCTAGGAAAAAATTGTCATTCAAAGAAACCACTGATCCATTGACTGAACAAGAAAAAAGAACACTGTTGTACTTCCTAAAATCACTGGATCCACGACAAGATGTTCATAAGTATCTTATTGAATACTGTCAAAGGAGTCCCAGAATACTTGAATACGCAACGATTAAATTAACACAAAAAGAACGTGAACTCAAAATTGATGGAAGGTTTTTTGGTGCAAGTCCGTATGTTGAACGAGCAAGAAGATGTATACTTGAACATAACATAGCTGAACTCATGAAAAGATACAATATCAACCAAGCCATGACACTCACAGAACTTCAAAAATTCAGAAAGATGTATACATTAACAGGACTCCAGCAAGATAATCCAGATTATCATATTCTAATAATTAGTATTGATATTGAAGGATGGAATAATGCATTCAGACGATCATTTTGTGAACCAATTGGAGAGTTCTTTTTTGATAAAGTCTTTGGTTGTCAACACTATAAATGTTTCATGGACATTTATGAATTATCAAGGTTCTTTTGTTCTGATCAGGCTTGGGATTATGCATGGGATGGTCAGTATGGAGGCATTGAAGGATTGTCACAGAAGGCATGGACATGGATTTATGAAGCAGTAGCTTCAAGAGTGTCACTTCAAACGGGTTGCCAAACATACATGATGGTCAATGGTGATGATCTAAGAGTTGTAATGATGGTACCAAAACAGTGGGTAACGGAAACTGACCTTCCACAGTATATTCAAACTCTTTTTGAAACATTCAAGTCATCATACCAGGAGTTTGGATTTAACCTCAAGATTGAAGAATCTTACACAAGTCAGTCATTATTAGGATTTGGAAAGATCTATTTAGTTGACAGAGCATGGCAAACTGCAACACTCAAAAAAGGCTGTAAAATTCATGGCATGGCGAATCTGATCGGGGATCTACCACTTGAATACATCAAAGGTGTTTTTAGTGAAGCAATTTCCTCAATGTCATATAGTGTGAACCATAGGTATTTGTATATTCTTGCTGTTGTGAATACACTCCGGTACCTTCATTTGTATGACAAATCCTTCTTTAATCTAACTCAAAGCCAACAAATATGCTGGTTTCTATTTCCATCTAATTTCGGTGGTGCCCCAGTCCTTCCTTACATTCGATGTCTTGCAAAGGGTGATTCAGATCTTGAAACTGTCTGGATAAGTTTATACATTTATCTACGAAACCACTACCCAGGGTTATTCAACATTATCTCAACTGCTTTAGCTGCATCACTACGTGTAAGTAATGAGTACAACTCACTTGCATCAAATTGTTATTCACTTCCAAATAAAGCTCCAACCGGAGGCTTTAAAATACTCCAAGCAAGAATCAAATCATGTCTACCATTAATAGTGAGAAATCAAAAATTTAAGCAAGTCTTACGAGCGGCATCAAAACCCAACACTCAGGACTTCATCCGAAGACTGTATTCATCCAACATCATTCCAGCAAAAGCTTTCAGTGTTCTTTATGAAACAAGTGCTGCAGGATTATTGGATGAGTTTGTACAAAAGTTTAGCTCAGCTAGATCCATGCTCATACCACTTAGAGAAGTTTATAGAGGACGAGCATATACCATTCTACGGAATGCTAGAACACAAGATCTCCGAAGACTCACCTGGATAAGAAAAGTGTTAAGTTACAGTGAATCCCTTAATGTGGACCATCAGGTCTCCAGAATACTTAACATGGGGGATTCAAACCAATGCCCTACACAGATAAGTGAATTATTAAGGAACTATCTTTGGAAACGACAAATAATTGGGATAACTTATCCATGTCCAGTTGACCAACTCAGATACATTCTTCCAACTGAAGATGAGTTGAAAATCAGTGGTTTAGTACATGATACGTTCACTCTTTGGATTCATCCAACTCCAGAACCTGTTAATTTGTGCTACAAGCACGGACCAACAGAAATGTATCTAGGAATGCATACTGATCTTAAAGTTCTACCACCTCCCATTTCAGTGGCAGGATCATCCCCTGGACTTGAAAGGATTGAAAAAATTCTGAAGGTTGCACCACTATTGAACAAACTGGGTCCAACAGTTATGGAATATGTTGCATCAAATCTTGAAGACATAAGTGGAATTCCTGGATCAACTTTGTTACAATGTTGTTGGAAATATATTTCAGGTTCAATATCCCATCGTGTTCCTGCAAACCATTGGTCACCAATTGTCGGACCAAATGAGCTTCCAACTAGAACATCTTATGTCGGCCACAAAACCTCAACTGATCGTCATCTACGGAGTCTCCATGGTGATTGGACAATTAATTTTGGAAGTTTACTAGCTTTTGAAATGGCAACAGCCCTGTATGCTACTGAGTTCAATGCATGGCAAACTATTCCAAATCAAATAACTCTCTGGGTTAACCTTCGGAAGGATTGTGATCATTGTCTGAAAGCTATAGACGATGTTCCGTTACTATGGTCACGATACCCTAAACTACTTAATATGGGAATTGCAGAAAATCCTTATGTTGGTTTTACGTATGAACAACGAGAAAAACTCATTGAGCAGATTAATTTGAAACTGCAATCCCTAGTTGAAGAGATGAGATTGAATTTGAGTGACCTTGGTGAAAGAGGAAAGTTGATTGCTTTCAAGACTATTGCCAAAGAATTAATAAGAGAACTCAGTCGCGGATCACGGGGAACTGGAATAACTGACACAGGCATTCACATTCCAGAAGACAAGATGGTTGCAATCAAATCCATCCAGAAAATTCAGACCATTGGAATGACTGAGTTAAAGAGACTTCCTGCATCTATTCTGCTGGATACACTGTATGATGAATTCACAAAACATGTTTTCCAAACATATCCTCACTGTATTCGTCATAGGCAGGAATATCGTCTTGATGACTTACACTTTAGCAAATTTCCTTTCTCCGGAATCAGTCAATACATATATGACTCAGGATACTGGGATGTAATCAAAGAAACCGTACGGAAACAACTAAAGTACATTTCACTTGCTCTTCCAAAGTCAAGCACAGATATTCATCGAAGATTGGTTGATTATTTCAACTCAAAATTACAAACAGACCTAAGTAAAAAACAAGGTCAATTTTTCCAAACACATTTTGAAATCTACATTGTAGATTTGCTTACTACAGAAGAATTGGCTGAAAGACATGATGATGAAATTTCATCAATAGGATGGAGATTAATTAGGGAATGGTTAAGTTCCCCAGAAGGATTATCATTTTCACATCAGCTCAGACAAAGAAAACTAGAATTCATACAAGAACACTTTGACCAAATAATTACTTTAGATCATTTAACACCAACAAACTTTATGTCAGTAGTAAACATTCTGGTTGCTGGAATGAAATATCAGCTATTCCAAGTTAGCAAACATAGAGGACCGTTTATGACAACATTCCTTCAAATTTGTGGACTTGAAAAGCAAGTTATTCAACAAGTGAACCTGAAACTAGATCAAGTTACAGCCACAGATCAACTCGTCACGGACATGAACAATATATTAAACATGAACTTTGCTACATTACGGTTACCCACTTATCAGTTAACTTTTGTCCGGTTGGATGAAGCAGATACTATAGTTCGTGAATCAAAACATGAGGCCTACTCATTACTGTACACAGTTCCACAAGCCTCACATTCCTCCACTGGAATCATTTCCAAAACAGTTCTTAGAAGACTTAGTCTCCCACAAACATCAACATCAGTGTTATTAATTTATAATCGAGAAACACAACCGTTGAATCAACTCATGACTGTAATTGATGAAAATATCTTCAAGATAGCTGTTCCAGAAAAGCAATACATCCCACATCAATTGTGTAACTCTCAAGCACTTCGTGTATTTGGGTATAGCACTTCAGCACCTACAAAACTACATGAAATACTCCAATCAGTTTGCTCAATTGATCCAAAAAGTATAGGATCAATTATTTGTTCTGGTGACCTACAGGGAGGTTTCACACGTTACATGGTTCGGAATTATAAGTCATGTCATGTGATTTACAATTCATTAGTGACAGACATTAGCTTAGAGTCACAGACTGTTCCTGATTGTGAGGATCTTCAAAGAACAGATCAAAATCGACTTCATCTTGATAATGTTCGGTTGAACAAAAGTGACTTAAGACAACCTGAAACAACTGACATATTATCACTTGAGGTGTTAGACTCAACTGGACCTGAATCACTTCTTATATTAACATGTGATGTTGAAGCACTTCGAAATACAGAAGATAATATCACCATCACAAAAAACCTTATCCGCTTGAGCCAAAACGTGGGAAACCCCTCCCTTAATTTAATCATCAAGAGTTCATTCACTATTACATCAGGTTTTTGCGAACAGATGAAGATAATTCGGGATTGTTTCAATGTCATCTATCTTGTCAAACCCCACTCAAGCCATGACTTTTCAGATGAATGTTATATTGTTGGTTCAGGACTTATTCCATCACATCAGATCAATAGATTTGCATGGCCTACTTCAGAAACAACAGAAACTTACAAAGAGTTTTCTACTCTGATGAGTAACCGGAAGAAACACTTGACTCAGGGAGGACTTCAACTTCCATGGAAGTTATATAAACAACTGTGTGTTGACTTGAAGAAGTATGTTGGTATCATGAAAGTGAATCAATTTGAAGGACAACTTGGAAAAGTGTTGATAAACGGTATACTAGGAAGAATTGTCTATAATGACTTAGAACAAACAATGAAAAACATTAGTGAATGGGTTCAACAACGAATCAACAATATTGAAAGTGAACTTAGTGAGTTAGTAAGTGCAAGTGACATAGTGATTGGTCCAAAAAGAAGGAGGTTGACAGAAATTCCATTAACTCAAATTAGACATCAATCCAGACTATGGATTGAAACAAACATTATTAGTCAGTTTGTAAATAAAGTTGATACTGAATTGTCATTTCAAGGGTTGTATGAAAACTGGAGATCACATCAAATTCAGGTTCAAACTCAAGTAAAACTTATATATCCATCATGTTTTTCAACACGCCCTGAATTTGATGTTCATCTTCAAGGTCGTTCTGATGGGTCTTCAGGATCCATTGTTGATTGGTTATCAAGTATTGATAGTAGAGTAGTGTTTGCATATAGATTCATGTGGTTAATATACTGGTCAATTAAGGTTGTGTAGTTTGAGTTATTGTATTTATAATGTATATGTTTGTTTCACAGTATAACAAATAACACATATGATCTCACCTAATAATATATATACTTTTTAAAATTAATTTTACTGATATGTCTGTGATGGAGATATTAACTTGGTGTGTAGACATTGCGTTAGGTTTTTTGTTGTTTAGTTCCGC